CTTGCTGCAGCAACCACTAAAGTAGAGTTAGAAGCGGATTTTGACAAAGATGGTTGGGCTACAGCAAAGGCAATTATTATCTCAAAGGCTATGAGAAAGATTACTCAAATGATTGGAAGAGAAAAAATTGCTCTTGTATTTACAAATCAACTTAGACAAAAACTTGGTGTAATGTTTGGAGACCCTTGGACTACAAGTGGTGGAAAAGCATTACCATTCCACGCTTCAACTCGTATTAGATTGAAAAATGTAGGTCAGATTAAAGATACAAAGAAAAATACAATTGGTATAAAAATGAGAGCTCAAGTTATAAAGAATAGACTTGGTCCTCCAATGAGACATGCTGATTTTGAATTGTATTTTGAAACTGGTATTGATAATGAAGGTAGTTGGTTACACGTTATGAAAGATCATAAACTTGTAAAACAAGCTGGTGCTTGGTATACTATGAAAAATCATAAAGATAAAGAAATTAAATTTCAATCAAAAGATTGGTCCGATTATCTGAAAGATGAAGAGTTTAAAGAATACTGCTATCAACTAATTTGCGATAAAGTAATTTTGAAATATGAAAAGAATTTTGGAATTGATGATGTAGTCGTGGAAGAAGAAGTAAGTGAGTAATGCAAAATATCTGTCTATATTTGAGGAGATAAAGAAAAAGGGTGGATCATTAGACGGTGGTGAACCTAATGACAAAGTACTTATCATAGATGGCTTAAATACTTTTATAAGAGTATTTAGTGTTATACCAACTACCAATGAGGATGGAATTCACGTTGGTGGAATAGTTGGTTTTCTAAGGAGTATCGGTTATACTATAAATATGATTAGACCTACTCGTGTCATCATAGTATTTGATGGTAAAGGTGGGTCTAATCGCCGTCGCAAAATATATCCTGAGTATAAACAAAAGAGAAAAACCAAATATAGAGTAAATCGTTCATATGATTTTGCATCTCAAGAAGATGAGAAACATAATATGATTACGCAGTTACAGAGAATTGTTGAGTATTTAGATGCACTTCCTGTAACTGTTTTATCTTATGATAATATTGAAGCTGATGATACTATTGGTTATCTTTGTAGACAAGTCCTTACTGATTCTCAAATTACTATTATGTCTACTGATAAAGATTTTTTACAATTGGCAAATAGTAGAATAAAAGTATGGAGTCCAACTAAAAAGAAAATGTATGATGAAGATGTGGTATTAGATGAATATGGTATTTCATCTCATAATCTTATTTGGTATAGAGTTTTAGATGGTGATAAATCTGATAATATTAGTGGAGTACGTGGATTAGGATTAAAAACAATACAAAAGAAGTTACCGTTTTTAAGTGAAAATCGTATAGTTCAGATTGATGAAGTTCTTGATGCATTACCAGAATCAAAAGATGTTATAGAATTGAATTATAAGTTGATGCAACTATCGGATGTAGATATTTCAGCTTCTACGAAAACAAAGATAATAGCAAAAGTGAATGAACCAATTCAAAGATTAATAAAATTTAAATTTGAGAAGATGTTTTTGGAAGATAAGTTATATACAGCACTTCCTAATGTAACGAGTTGGTTAGTAAATAATTTTAATCAGTTGAATCATTATGCAGAGAAATCTCATGAAGGTAACTGATTTTGTTGTTGAACACGTAAATAGAAAAGCAGTAACTAGTTTTATTGAGAAGCATCATTATTCACATAATATAAATGGGATACAGTCCTATTACCACTTTGGTTTATATACAGAAGGTAAATTTGGATTACCAAAGATGATAGGAGCTATGTTATATGCTATGCCATCAATGCCAGCAACAGCAGCTAAATACAATCCAATCAATCCTGATAAGTGTTTTGAGTTAAGAAGGTTAGTGTGTATTGACGATACACCAACAAATACAGAGAGTTATTTTATAGGACAAACGTTTAAATGGTTAAAAAAGAATACAGATATAGAAGTTATTGTTTCTTTTGCAGATCAACATTATGGTCATTCTGGTGTTATTTATAAGGCTACAAATTTTGAATATTTTGGAGAAACAGCTCCCGCGAGGATATTGATGGTAGATGGAAAGGAATATCATAGTAGGTCTTTGAATCAAGATAAAAGACCTTATGGTAGAGAATTGAAAAGAAGGTATGATGCAGGAGATTCAAATATATTTTTTAATAACAGAAAACCTAAACATATTTATGTATACTATTTGAACAGAAAAATAAAAAAAGAAATTAAAAGGTTACATAGTGAGTGATACTTTAACCCAATTCGGAACCGCATTTCAAGCAAAGATTATTGCTTCTTTATTAAGTAATATTAAATTTGTACAAACTATTAGTGATATATTACAACCATCCATGTTTGATTCAGATTCTAATAAATGGTTAGTTAAAATTATACGAGATTATTATTATGAATATAAAAAACAACCAACACTTGAAGTTATAAAATATAAAATAGATGAGATAGATAATGAGATTCTTAAATCTGGAGTGGTTGATAAACTAAGAGAAGTTTGGAAAAATATAGAAGCTACTGATTTAGAATTTGTTCAATCTGAAACGTTAGATTTTTGTAAGAATCAAACATTGAAGAATGCGATTCTAGAATCGGTTGATTTGTTAGAGAATAAAAATTATGATGGTATAAAATCTATTATAGATAATGCAATGAAAGCGGGAACAACAAGAGATTTAGGTCATGATTATATTCCATCGTTAGATTTGAGATTAGAAGAATCTTCTAGAGTAACAGTTAAAACTCCATGGGATGTAATTAATGAGGTTATGGATGGTGGTTTAGGTGATGGTGAATTAGGAGTTATTGTTGCTCCAGCTGGTATTGGTAAATCTTGGACACTTCAAGCATTAGGTGCTGATGTAGTTAAAAAGGGTAAAACAGTTATACATTATACATTAGAGTTAAATCAGAATTATGTTGGTTTAAGATATGATTCTATTAATACTGGTATTACTACGGCAAATATAAAGTATTATAAAGAAGATGTAAGAAAAAAGATATCCGCACTTAAAGGTAAATTAATTATAAAATACTTTCCAACTAAATCTGCATCAGTTCAAACATTAGGTGCACATTTGAAACAAATAGAGTTAAGTGGTACTAAAGTAGATATGGTGGTTGTTGATTATGCTGATATTTTAATGCCAACTGGGCATTTTAGAGAAAAAAGACATGCTATAGGTAATATTTATGAAGATTTAAGAGGACTTGCTGGTGAAATAGAAGTTCCAATATGGACAGCTTCACAAGCTAATCGTTCAGCGTTAGAAGAAGATGTAATTGGAGCTGATAAAGTTGCAGAAGATTATTCAAAAGTTATGACAGCAGATTTTGTTATGAGTATGAGTAGAAAAGTTGAAGATAAAATTGCTAATACTGGTAGATTTCATGTTATAAAAAATAGGTTTGGTATTGATGGTATAACTTATCCATCAACAATTAATACTAATATTGGGTTAGTTAAGATACATGAAGGTAGTAGTAGGTTTGGAAAGGAAGCTCAAAGTAAGATGGATAACAGTCAAGAATTTTTAAGAAAAGAATTAGCAAACAAATATAAAGATATGGAAAAAAAAGTTGATGGATTTGAATAAATCACAATTTAGATTGAATATATATTATATTTATTAGTGTTACGGGAAATAGATTATACAAGGATGTTAAATGGAAAAATTTACGTTATCAGAAAATTTTATAAGTAAATACAAAAGAAAAAAACCACCGTTTGGTTTCAACGGTTTAGGTGAATTAGTTTATATGAGAACATATTCTCGTATTAAAAAAAATGGCAAAAATGAGAGATGGTGGGAAACCGTAAAAAGAGTTGTAGAAGGTACTTATACAATGCAAAAAAAATGGATAGAATCACATCAACTTGGTTGGAATGCATGGCAAGCTCAAAGGTCAGCACAAGAAATGTATGATAGAATTTTTTATATGAAATTTCTACCTCCAGGTAGAGGGTTATGGGCTATGGGAACACCAATAACTGAAGAAAAGGGGTTATATGCAGCACTTAACAATTGTGCATTTGTATCCACAAAAACATTAAAAGATGATTATGCAAAACCATTTACGTTTTTAATGGATGCTTCAATGTTGGGTGTAGGTG